GAAGGGGATGTCCTCGTCCGAGATTTCGGTTTGTGCTGCAAAGCCACTTGAGGCCGGAGCAGTGTTGTCGTGCGACAATTTCGAGGCGAACTGCCGGTCAAGGCTGCTTATTTCTTCCGCCCCAAGCGGAGTTAGATTCAGCGATTTGCGGTCATTGATGCGCCACTTTTCGTGGGGCGCACCGCCGTTGTAACTTTCGTGTTCGCAAGATAGTTCGACATTCTTGCCGACAAAACTTTGATGTTCGGGGTGCGCAGGATCAAGAGGCCCGAACGACTGGCCGCGAAAACCTAGAGCGCGGAGCGTGTGTCCGACAAATTCAACTGTCCTTTCCGTTAGCGCCATATAGATGGTGCGGCTGTATTGCTTCTCAAGCTCTACTACTCCGGCGCTTGATTGAAAGCCGAGAATTCGCACTTCCAAAACGAACTGCGCTGTCCCTGTCTTTGCCTTGGACAGCCCTTGGCCAATAATCGTGCCCATGTAGTTACCGGCCTCATAAAACGGTGCGTTTGCCATGTTTTACCCTTTCCAGTTTGGATCTGCTGCTTGAATGTCAGCGTCCGAGATTCCCATGTCGCCAAAGTCCTCCGCAACGCGCTCAGGCTCCGGCAGTTCTGGCGCGCGCTGATTCAGGCGCTCAATGGTCGCGTCAACGTCTGCGAGGAACTTGTCCGTTGCCTCGCGCATCTTGGCAATCTGCGCCTCGCATTCCGCGCGGTACAGCCGGATGGTGAACTGCACGTAGCGCCTGGGCAGGATCGGGCCGAACATCGCAGGGTCGTTGCTCATGCCTCCGTCGCGGCTGATGAAGTCAATCCATTCCAACGGTGGGCAGCACATGAACGCGAAGAGCAGTTGCGGCATGTTGCCCTCTGGAATCTGGCCCGCGTCGAGTGTTTGCAGGTGCATGGTTGTGCGCGGACACTTTGCCTCGATTGCGCCGACCAGATTGCCAGCGGCGTCGTTTACCAGGCCGTCCGGAGACCATCCGCAGCGCTCATTGTCGCCTACCACCATTCCGACCTCTTCGACCATCACGCCCTCTTCGAGTTCGTAGGCGGTGCGGGCCGCCAGCTCGGAGAACGTGCCGGCCTTCATCGGCGCGGAAACAAAGTGGTCTTGCGCTGCGATGCCGCTGAGGATCTCCGCGACCTTCTCTAAGCGGTAGAGTTTGCGCTTGGCGCCCTCGACGCCCTTCTGCGTGAAATCGAGAATAGATGAGGCGCTGGAGGCTGTGGCGCGCCCCAGGTGCGCCTGAAAGAAGTCATCGGACACGTTGCCATCCGTGCCGTGCTGCGCGAATCGTAGAATCTTCATTTCTGGGCCTCTATCTCCATCTGCGCTAAGGTATCGATGAACTGCTTTTTGTTATATAGGATCAAGCAGGCATTCAACTCGCCGAACATCAGTTGCGCAAGAACGTTCCCCCCGATCCCCATCGTGATTTGGCTTCCCGCCTTGACCGCCTTCATGTTGAGAATGTCGGTTCCCATGCGTATGTCTTTGTCTTCTGCGGCCATACGCTTCAACACGTCAAAGTTGTTGACTGCCACGATCCCTCCTCAGTATTCGATGGTTACGTGCGGCACAGCGCCCTTTGCGATGGCAGCGATGATAGCCTTGACCACATCCTCCGCAGTGGAGCGCGAATCGCAATGCGCGAGCATCGCCAACCTCACATCCTCTTCGATAGTTGCGCGGTGCGCCCAGTTCTTTGCGCGCTTCTCATCCTCCTCAAGCTCTTTGCGTTGCTCCTCGGCCACGCGCTGCCGCTCGCGCTCAATCGCTGCTTCCTGATCCCGCTGGGCCTGCGCGGCCGCTTCCTGCGCGCGCCGTTGGGCTGCCTGGGCATCCGCTACGCGCCGCGCCTCCGCTTGCTCTCCGGCCAGCTTGAGGCGTTCCACAGCCTCTGCCAGCTCCCGCGCGGTGCGTTCCTCTGCGGCGATCCTCTCCGCTTCGGCCTGCTTCGCCCGCGCCTCGGCCTCAATGCGCTCATTCTCGATGCGCTGGCGTTGACGCTCAGCAGCTTCGCGGGCAATGCGGGCCTGTTCGGCTGCGCGGCGCTCTGCGGCCTCCTGGGCAGCTTTGGCGGCGGCTTCCTCGCGTTCCTTGATGGCGCGCTCGGCGGCTTCTGCGCGGAGTCGCTCCAACTCGATTCGCGCTGCTTCGTGGGCCTCTTTTGCTTCGATAGCCTGCAAAATCTGCGCTTTGGCATAGGCTTTTGTCTGTGCTGCGCGGGTTGCGAATTCCTGCCAGTCGCGGGGATCGGTATCAATCTCGCGCAGCCGGTCGCGCATCGCTTCCACACTCAAAACTGACCAGTTCGTCAGCGTGTAAGGGCCGGCTTCGGCGATCTCTTGCAATTCCTGCTCATGCGCAGCAACGCGCTCTTTCTCCGCGTTCTCCAGATCCGTCACCGGCTTGCGCACTTCGACCTTGAACGCATCCAAATCGTCGCGCATCGACTTGCGGTCTGCGTTTACTGCTGTCACCACGGCGCGATGCTCTTCGATCAGCGAATCTCCCAGTTTGTCGAGTTTGACCTTGGCGCTGGCTACGCGGGCAGACAGCGATACGATGCGGGCGCGTTGCGATGGAATAGACAAGTCCAGCGTTGCAAGCTGTGCGCGGACTTCCTGCTTGAGCTTGTCCACCAGCGCGGTTAGGGCGCCAGGAGCGTAGACTAGCGCGGCGGGTGTGGTTTCTATCACCGCTAGCGAAGTTATGGTGGATTCTTCCGGCGCTGTGAATTCAATTGCGGGCTGTGCCGCGTGTGCTTCGGTATTCAGTCTCACTAGACTCTCCCTTCAGATTGCAGTTCGCGGTAGCGCTTGTTCTTCGCGTCCGCAAAGGTGATCGTGCTCTTGGTATCGCCGGTCGCGTCCGCGGCCTTCTGCGCGGTCATGTACATCTTGCGCAGCTCCTCAGCGTCATTGGCGTTGCGGATGTTGTCCAGGTGCGTGAGGTGGTCGCGCTCATCGAGCACGCCCGGCTGCTTGCCGCTATTGGGCGGATTGTCTATGTTGTCCATCCCTTTGATTGCCAGTCCGCAGGAGGCTACCAGCGTGTAGCGCTCAAGGTAGGAGCCGGTTGAGCCGACCGCCTGCACGTTATTCTTGAACCCGGACGTTTCCGGCGCTGCGCCGAACGTCGCACCCTGCTCCTCGTGGCCCAGCCGGTGCCGCAGATAGCAGGTGCAAACGATGCGGCCATTCTCACCTTCGGTAGTCTTCCAGCGGTGCGTGATGCCCACCGCCAGCAGCGCCGGGATAAGTTTGTCGCAAATCTGGTCCAGCTTTGCAAACTTGCCCATCACCTGACCTTTAATGACGATCTCGGAATCTTTGACGAGGGTTGGTGCGCTTCGCTTGAACTCCTCGAATGCGTTGATGTAGGCCAGCCGCGCCTCGCGGTCCATCATCTCCATCTGGAGCTTTGCCAGGCGCTCGATTACGTCAATGCTCCCCTCGCGCTCGATTGCGAGTTGCAAGAGACCCATCGGGCTGGTAACTCCAGCGAGTGGCGCTTGTGCTTGTTTGGTGATTGCGCTATCTGTCATTTTGCCTCCGTGAACTTTCCATCATTCAGTATGTAGAACGTGTCAGCCTTGATTCTCTTATCGTCGACATGCGCAACACCCATAACTTTGATTTTTCCATTGGTGTCATATTCGGCAAGCACTAGCCAATCTCCCTTTGCTCCCCTGGCTTTTCCTTTGACTCCCAACGAAACTGCAATAGAGTTCTTGCCTGATACGCTGGATTCTGCGTAGTCGCCGGTCGTGGCGCTGTGAGCGCAGTAGCCGGCCGTGGCGCTGTGAGCGTAGTCGCCGGTCGTGGCGCTGTGAGCGTAGTCGCCGGTCGTGGCGCTGTGAGCGGAGTCGCCGGTTGTGGCGCTGGCAACAGGGGAACTCTTAACTTTGTTGAAAACAAACTCCACAGCCGCCTTGATAAGTGCAGGGATTTTGATCTCAGCCTTGACGGTCAGAGATTGCGCTACCCGCTTGCTGTCGTCACCCTTCGAGTCTGAAACGCCATCAGCCTCTACCTCGCCGTACCGGCTCCCGTCGAGCGGTTTGTAGTAGCTCCACGTATCCAACGGGTGTTCGCAGAAGTGCAGCCCTTTGTTGCATAGAGATACAGTCCCTTTGTGCGTAAACGTCTTGCCGACCTCATATTGCAGATCGCGGCATTTCAAATCTTTGTCGAACCCCTTAAAACCCTTCATTGTGATCTCCAATCGGTTATCGCGGCGGCCTGCACTCCCCGTGTCCCCAGCCGCCGCGCTTCGTGCTTTACCGCGCACGGAGGTTATTTGATTCTGAGGCTGCGCTTCCCTGGCGTTACCTCAAAAGTGATTGCCGCCGGTATCGCCTCACCCGCCTTAAATCGTTCCTTGAGCGCCATCTTGTCCAGTTCTAGCTTCATGCGTACCAGCGCCGGATTTGCTTGCAGGATTTCCTCAATGTCATGGCCCTCTG